GTTGATAGAAGATTTATATAAATCAACAGAAAAGTTGGAAAAGACACAAGAACAGAACATGACAAACAAAGTCAACATAGAATTTACTCAAAAACAATTAGAAAAATTATTAACTGATGTAGAAAAATTAAAAGATAAAGTTAGACAAAACGGGAGTTATGCACATGAATGAAGTAACAGAAGTTGTAATAGCTTTACTTATGCTGGTTAATGGAGAGATGAAGGAAGCACGTATACAGACTGGATATGCGGAATGTATAAAAGGCGCACGTGTAGCTAAACGTGGTTTAAAAATTAATAGTAATATTAAATATTCTTGCATAAAATGTGAGGCAATATTAGAGGATAATATTGATGGCTCAAAATCAATTAAAAAACTCATCATCAAATAAAATAGCTAAAGAATTAAAAGATAGACGTTACCATCAGCGTGTGATAAAAAATAAGAAAAGATATGAACGATCAATTTATAAGAATGCAAGCAGAAATAGTGAACGGGAGATGTCCGACCTGTCATGAGATGACAATACTAGTTGGACTTTCACCAGAATTTTTTAGATGCATAAATTGTGGCGCAGATTTACAACAACATGTTAATGGTAAGATAAGTTATCTTCCTACAATCACAGGTAGTACACCTTTATCACAAATACAAAAGATGTTTGGACACGATGAAAAAAGCTAAAGGCCTGTACGCAAAAATAGCTCACGAACCTATATTTCATAAGACATCGATTGGACGTAACCCTAGTCTTACAAAAATGAACAAGCACAAACGACGTCAATTTAAGGCCTACAAAGGCCAGGGAAAATAACACTTGACATTATCCTAAAAAATCCTACATTGTAGGTATGAAAGAAAAAAAACTAACAATAACAAGTAAAGATATAACTCAAAAACAATGGTCAATATTATTGTTGGAGTTAAATTTAATACGAAAAGCATGGAAACCATATGCAAGACTAGAATTACTTGCACCTGGGATTAGAAAGATAATTAAACATGGCACTAGACGTATCAAAGATTGATGAAGCCGCAAACATGTGGGAAAAAACTAAAGATCCATATTATAAAGATCTTTGGTATAAACTAATAAAGGAGTTTGCAAATGGACCTCATAATACTAAACGATGGAATGTATCAATTAGTTCCATTAACAAAGCAGATGATGGAACATATGTCATTATCGGTAAAAGAATTAGACCTCTTTGAGTTGTGTGACATCATACGTTTGAAACTTACAACGTATTATGATTATCCAATCAATGCCCACGTCATGAAAGATGGTAGTGGTAATTTTTATGGGTGTATACAAAATTGAAAAGGAGCTCCGTCCAAGTAATGCCTCGCGCTAGCCTCTGTACGGCAACCTATGAAGCGGCAAGTACCGTGGAGGTGTGCAGCCTTTGCTCTCCTAGAAGTACGTGCACGGAAACTAGGAGGGTTGTATGATTGAAACAATTATTATTATAGAAATTGTAGCGATTACTATTTATTTATTAACTCAATAACCTATCCCAAAGAGGGAAAACTGTGGGGATAGGTATTGTGGTTGAGAAGAGTTATACCGATAACAAAATCTTGCCACAATGTCAAATCGTATTTTCAGGAGTGCAATAAAACTTGATAAACATATTATATTTGTTTACCTCTTCAGGACCTATCTGTTTCATTTTTATAGTGGATTGTTCATAGCCAAACATTAAACACTCATATTGTGTATTAAATCTTTCCGGCCATTGATATGGCTCTAGACATGTACCCGCTACCTGCGAACAAATTACTAAACTTAATAATATTTTCATTGACAATCCTATAAAATCACCTATATAAGGTATATTAAAATGAAAGGAAACGCATGACAGACATGAGTAAATACAAAAATGTTTCTCTATCAAAAGAAACATACGCTACTTTAGATAAGTTATCAAAGGTTATATTGCCCGACGCAAAATTATCAGTAGCAAAGACAATAGAAGCAATAGCAAACGAGAAAGCAAAGAAGTTAAATGGTAAAATTAAAAAAGCATAGAATGAAAGTTGTTACCTGTGACACGTGTCACGGTAATGGTTATGTCAGAGTTGCAAAAATTGATGGTGATCCTTCTTTAGATTTTAGAGACAGGAGTGAAGTACATCAGTGTTGGGACTGTGATTCGGAAGGAGAATTTTATATAGCTGATGACGAAAAAATCAAAGTCACAATCAATTGAAGAGATAGCAACCTGCGCATACATAGCAGGACTCTTTGATGGTGAGGGAAGTATATATTTTGCCAAACGACCGGAGAAAAAAAAGAAACACAAAGGCAAAGGTTATAGAATATCAATCTCACAACGTATAAGTATGGAGATTACTATGACTGATGAGTCTGTGATTCGTTGGGTCCACGAAGTATTAAATGTTGGAACTGTTGTACGCAAACCACGTAAAGGTTTACGTAAGGATGGCACTAAGTATTTAATGCAGTGGAAGTGGAGGTGTACATTCAGAGACGCGTATAGCGTGTGTTGTTTGTTATGGCCCTACGCCCACACAAAACTACCAAAGATTCAACAGATTATAGATCATTACTCTGGTAAAATTATAAATGATAAAGTTGTAAGTTTAGATGAGTATAAAATGAGGATGGCAATGGAATGACATTTGCTGAAGGATTAGGAATGTTATTTATGGGTACACTAGCCATCTTTATTGGAGCTTGTATAACTTACTATGTAATTAATAAGGTAATAGAAAATGAAGATAATATTGATAATTAGTTTGTTGTTGTTTGCTGGATGTAGTGCTAAATTTGATGGCTTTGATCCAACAACGTCAATGGTAAAATGGGTATTAACGAATGATAGATAAATTTGTATATAATGGTTTACACTTTATAATGAAGTATGCAGGCCAACTAAATGCTTGGGCCTGGCGTGAACACGTTAAGATATTAAAACGTAAACAACAGATACAACACGATAAGATACTAAGAGATAGAGAAAATTTTGAGTATTTAGAAGAATTAAAAAGAAAATTATGATGAACGATAAAGATATTGAGGACTACCATAACATTGGTAAAGCTATCAAGTATAATAGTAAATATAACTATCACGATGGCAAACAGATCACGGACGAGGAGACAGGAAAAAGAGTCTACGAGATAAATTCTTATAGACTTCCGAGCGTGACTACGATATTAGGCGCTACCAAAGATCAACAATTTTTAAAAGACTGGAAGGCGAAAGTCGGTGAACAAGAAGCAGACAGAATCAAGAATATATCTAGTAAGCGAGGGACTAGCATGCACAAATTCCTCGAGTCATTTATCACAGATGTTGGTTACGATGATCTTACAGAGCTCGGACAAGCGGCGAAGCCCATGGCCAAAAAAATTATGGAAGTGGGTCTTGCACCAGTGGATGAATATTATGGTAGTGAAGTTACGCTACATTACCCGGGCCTATACGCAGGTCAAACAGACTTGGTATGTTTACACAACGATCTTGAAACTATTGTTGACTTCAAACAGGCCAACCGTCCGAAGAAGAAAGAATGGATCGAAGATTATTATCTTCAGATCGCAGCGTACGCCATGGCTCACGATTACGTCTACGAGAGTCAGATCCGGCAAGGAGTTATCATGGTATGCACGCCTGACCTATATTACCAAGAATTTAGGATCACGGACCACGAATTAAGGACCTGGAAACATAGGTTTTTAAAAAGATTGGACATGTATCATGACCTAAAGTTTGATGAGAAAGAACAAGCAAACATAAAAATGAAAGAGGAGGACTTTAAAAATGAATGACAATCTTAGAAACGTTCTAATCTACAGATACAATGCAGAGATTGCAGACGCTAAATATAAAATAAAATGTTATAGCGAACACGAGTTGGTGATACCAGAGCACCCTGACATAACTGCTGAGATAGATAAACTGTTATCTGTGATGGCAGAAGCAGAAGATAAACTTGCAGTCATGCAAGCTCATTACGGTCAGAAAACACCCAAACAAGTATTATAAAACTGCGAACCTAGAGGGGTCGCAAGGGTTCGCAAGGTGTCGCAAAACGATGTTTGGGGTCGCAAAAAAACTGTTAAATGTGGCAAGAATGTGGTTTTTTAGTGGTTTGGCCACAATTTAGCCATAAAAGTGCGAAGGCAAAAGGCGTTTTCCGAACCCTGCCGAACCCTCCCGACACCCCAGGGGTCGCTACTTTTTACCAGTAAAATCAATACTAATAGGTCAATTTCACTGTTTTGCGACACTTTCAAAATAATTTTTTGCAAGCGCGTGTTAAAATATTATATTGTCATATAGGGGTCGCAGATGTAAAAAGAGGTATGCCTAGGAAAAGAAGAAAAGCTATCATCACAGAAACGACTCCGGATATACCTTATCCGAAAGTCAGAGTGGAGTGGATTGACTGTGTCAGTGACTCTGGCTGGGCTACCGATAAAGAATTTGATAAAATGAAATTAGCAAAACCTGTTAACGAAGGTTGGTTATATTCTAAAGATAAAAATTCTATAAAACTATTTGCGTCTTATGATAGAGATGAAGATGGTATTACTTTTGGGGATCGGACGATGATTCCTCGTCATTGGGTAAAGAAGATTCAGAAGATTTAGATGGAGTCACATCAATTATTTGTGCGTAGTCGTCTAAAATTTGTTTCATCTTTGCTTCTATTTCTTGTTCTGACATATCTTCTAGTTTCCCAGTTTTTATTATTTTTCTGTCTATGTATAATCCTGCCGCCTTGCCTCGGTTTGTTTCGGCGTTTACGGCTGCACTCCATGCTCCTTTCCTTAAAGCACCCTCTCTAATTTTACCTAGTTGTGCAACGTGATTATCATAAGTCACTTCATGTTTTCTTAGAATCTCTTCTCGTAGTTCTCCCATGTATTTTACAACCAATGGGTGTTTCTTTGGACTAGTAAGACTAGAGCCTTCAAACCTAGCATTCTTTTCGCTATAGCCTGCACGCTTTGCTGCCTCTGTTTTTGTAAGAGGTCCGTGTTCATCACCGAACACATAGTTTTCAGCAAATCTCATTTGCATTTCAGTTAATCTTTTTGGCAATCCCATGATTGACATTATAGGATACTTTGTGTAATAATTCAAGCCAACATGCGTGAAAAAAGAACGTACGAAAAACAGAAAGAACATGGAGAAGATATGAGTTATGAAAGCGAAGTAGAACATAAATTTGATGACAGAGGGCAGAACGACTTGACAAAAACAATCGAACAGTTACAAGCACGTGTTGCTGATTTAGAATCAATTGAAGAAACACATAGAAAGCTTAATCAAGAATTGCATAAAGAAATTTGGCAGTGGAAAGAAAAGGCTGGAGAAGTGGTGGCTCTTGAGTCGAGAGTACAACAGCAACAAGAACTAATAACCGAACTGTCAAACGCAAACAGAAGATTAAGAAAATGAGAGTACAAGACTTACAACAATTTTTATCTAGCTTTACAGAAGGATCAGACGCAGTTAAGAATGCAGTCATCTTTGTAGAGAAAGATGGAAAGTTACACGAAGTTAAAAGAATGGAAGTGCAAGAAAACACACAACCAATTCTTGGACACAAAGGTCATGTTGCACACAGACTTGTAATCAAAACAGAAAAACCTTCTAGTTTAATCTTGCCAGATAAACTATTGAAGGACTATTAATGGATGACGATGTTGGCTCCAAAACTGTATGGGTCCAGAGGCTAAATTATATCAAAAACTTCGTAAAACTATTCCAGAAATTTCGTGGATTAGACTTGAAAATATTAGCTTACACGGTACTCCCGATCTATTGGCTTATAATAATTCTGGCCACTTTTTCACTGTCGAACTAAAGACTACAAAAGCAAACAAAATCCGTTTCAGCCCACACCAAATTAGCTTCCATGAGAGGCACCCAAAGAATTCTTTTATCCTCGTCCAGGCCCTCGGTCCTGGTACCATAAAACTTTTTGAGGGAAGGTATATACAAGAACTTGTAAGGGAAGGTTTCAAGTTCCAAGGAGCTTGCAGCTTGGAGCTTGACGCTTGTCGCTTGTTATTCAACAAGCTTGGAGCTTGAAGCTTGGCGCTTGTGGCTTGCAGCTTGATGCTTGTCGCTTGGCGCTTGTGGCTTGAGGCCCGGACCAGGCGAACGTTCGCACTCACCGTCGTGAGCTCTTAAACTAATTGCCTGATCCAGTTTATTACGTAGCTTGCGTAATTCTTTATAATATTTTGGGTGTCTCCACATGTCAATGTTTACCATAAGAAACTGTTTTAATTGTGGCGTCCCAGCATGCCCGGCAGTCTCTGCATTCATTGTTTTGTTTTGCAGCTGGACAGCTGGCCCCTGAGCTCACCACTTCTGAAGAGTTGGGCCACGAAGCAGGCGCCCGCTGGTTAACCATGGGCGCGCTAAATCGTATGACTAAATTGTTAGGCTTGTCTGTCAGGTGGTCCTTTATCCATGCTTCACGGGTTGGGAGCCAGTGACGCTTGCCAGGTGTTAACCTGCAGACACTGTAAATTTTTTGTAAGTGATCTAGATCCTGAACGTCCCCGCTGTCATGCCATCTAAACACATCGGGCTTCTTGCTGTTGATCAGGTGTGCCATTGCCTGGACCCATGCTGGGTCTTGTATAGCTCGCAGCCTTCGATACTGTGCATCCTGAACAACCTTGAACACGTAACAGCCCTTGAGCGCGTAACAGTCATAACAGACAGAGCCCTCAACGTCCCTGAGCTTGTGGCCAGTCTTGCATTCCTTCGCAGGTAAACCTATTGACCATCCAGGCATCTTTGAAGGCTTGCTCAATGAGCCCCCTATAATTTTTAAAGCGTCTTTTGTTTGCATAATTTCTTTCTCCTTGATTCTCCTATAACATTATAATTCTTTCTTGTCAAGCTTGCGGCTTGAAGCTTGCAGCTTGTCGCTTCTTTTTTATAACCATTGGCCCGCAGCCAGCGCCAGTGATTTATTAATACTCTAATACTTTCTGAACCGTTTCTCATAATTTCTTTCTGATCCCAGGTCCATCCCACCCTTTCGTTTGTTACATAGACACTTATTAATGTGCCAGCGTAATGGACCAGGGATCAGTGGCGTTGCGGAAAACTCCGAAGAGTGTACTTGGCCAACGCCCAAATCCTACCTGCTTTTGCTGGTGCAGGTCCCAGAAAGATTTATAGTTTTGAGTAGCGATAAATCTCTAAATGAGGCTAACATATCCTATATAATACTTGACAATCCTTTTGTCAAGTGTTAAAAACAAATCATGCAAACAAACAGAAAGGCACAAATGACTAGAATAAGACTAAATCAAGAGTATCGTAATAAGATTGCTAATCGTATGCGAGTACACCTTGAACAAGAGGACACGCAAGAAAAACAAAAGTATGACACTTTGAAAGCAGAACAAATTGACATAAATGACAATGCGTGGAAAGTTGCTGAACAAATAGTAAGACGACACTATACCGAAGATGATGTTGAAAAAGCATACTATCTTCAAAATAAGTTTGAAAATGTTTCTACTATTGCAAAAGATAGTTGTTTTCATTTTCATTATATGGGCGAGAAAGAGGAACGAGATTACGATAACAATGTTAAGATTGTTCCAAGTACCATTGAAAAACATTTTGATTTTAGATTAAGTGGTAGCTTTGATACTGACAACAATTCTTCATATTCAAGAAGTGATAATGAATATGGTTATGCTTTGTTTCGTGATGAACTAAAAGCACAAGAAGATTGCAACCCAGATATTTTGATTGAACAAGAGGGCAAAGATAATAACCCACACAAAACAAAATATACTGACAACAATAATAAGTATCTTGGTAGTGATGATAGTGGCTATGGCAAACAATGGAATGAAAAATATCAATTAGATTTAATTGGTAGAGATTATTGTAGAGATCGTTCTATTGCTTGTACTGAACAAGAGTTTAATTTTTTAATTGAGTGGAAAGCACAAAAGGGAAGATTTGTTGTTGCACACTCAAAATGGATTAACTCTATTTTAGACCAAATGAAAGAAATTAAAGTTGGTTTAAAAGGTTATAAATATTTAGATGAAGCACTAGAACTTTGTACTGAACTTGGTTTAAATATTACTGACGCAGAAATAATCAGAACTAATAGTACAGGACTTGTTATTTATAATCCTAAAAATCTTGCTGAAAGAATTAAGGGTATGAAAAACAAAAATCAATCAAGAGCAGATAAGATAAAAGCGAGGTTATTGTACGAAAATAATAATGCAGAAAGTGTAAATTAACTATTGACACCCTATCCTATTTAATATAGGATAGGGATAGAAAGAGAGAAATACATATGACTAAAACATTTTATATTACTTATTGGGCTAACAAGCACAAAAAACATATAACAAGACAAGGCAAACATGACGAAAAAAGCAGATATGGTACATCTAAAAAAGGTGTTCCTTATTATGTTTATTATGACTTAGATAGTCATGGTTATAGAACTGCGACTACAAGTTGGAAAGTGAGGCACTAATGGAGTGGTTTTTATTTTTAACAATAATGAGTTTAATAGCATTAAGAGTATGGAGGGACATGTAATGATAGGACGATTATTAATGGTACTAGTTGGATTAGTATTAGGAATGTTGGGAGTAATAACAACAGTTCATTCCGACCACAATGTATTGGGAGTATTAATTACTTTTAGTGGAGTGGTATCAATGTTAGAGGGGTTGCCAAATCATGACGTTTAATTGGTGCCATGGTCCAAGTTGTCATACTAACGAAACACAGGACCGAGTGCGAGGTAGTAAAGGAAACAAAGTATTAAGAACTAGAAAGGTTAGCACTAATCATTATATCAGACCATTTGGTTTAGAGGGTGGCAGTATATGGGCATACTTTTGTAGTCAAAGTTGTTTAATGAACTTTGTTAATAAACATGGTCAAGCAATGTTGCAACTAGAGCCAAGACAAGAGCCACTAGAAACACCTATCAAGGACCCTGTTAAAGATACTGAGAGTCGTTGGAATAGTTGGACCATTGAAAAAAGAGTTTGACAATGATTGACTTATCCTATATTATCCCAGATATGACAACACAAATAAAAGCAACGAACCCATACTCTGGACAATCTACAATGTTAACACCAGAAGAACACAAGTTATACATCGAGATTAAACAGGCAGAATGGGACGAGGACTACGACACAGTACGTAAAGGCTTAGACAAGTTTAGTAGAATGAATGCTAGCGCATACATGACATTACTAGACTAACTCTCTTGCCCTGGCCCTAACGGGCCAGGGCACATCTCATAGAGGTACCAGACCCAATCCCAAAAACCAAACTTCTATAAAACCGATACCCAATAAAAATAAAAGGGGTCCCACTACTCTAGGTTGTATTGCTTGATTTACAGAGTTTTACCTGGTAAAAACATTATGAACACCTAAGATGGTGCAAAAAAATTTTAAAAATTTTTTTATGAAACAGAATATAGATATAAGTAAACTACCTGCTGACGTTCGAAAAACATTTAAACAAATGCAAGTTCTGCTCGCAGAAAAAAAGATACAGTCAAAAGCAAAGAATGATTTTCTATCTTTTGTAAAATGCGTTTGGCCAGAATTTGTAGAGGGGTCCCATCACAGGCACATAGCAGAAAAATTTAATAAACTTGCAACAGGAGAAATTACAAGACTAATTGTAAACATGCCCCCTAGGCATACTAAATCTGAATTTGCATCTTACTTACTACCTGCGTGGATGGTGGGCCGTAATCCAAAACTAAAGATCATTCAAGCAACCCACACTGGAGAACTAGCAATTCGTTTTGGTCGTAAAGCCAAGAACCTAATTGACTCTGAAGAATACGCAAAAATATTTCAAACAAGACTGCAAGAAGATAGTAAAGCCGCTGGTAGGTGGGAAACAGCACAAGGTGGTCCCT